ATGACGGAAGACATTGAAGAATTAAAGGGTTCTGTTATAGCTATTAGTGGAATTGTAAAAAAGGATAAGTTTCGTAATGAAAAGAGACTTTATTCAGATAGTAATACAAAATTGTATGTTTTAATAAAATAGATTATTATGATTTTTGAAAAAATTTTTAAAGGAGAGTATTTAAAAAGGCTTGATAACATTAAGCAGTGGAGTGAAAAAGATGTTTTTAAGAAAGAAAGTGTTTCTCAGCACTCGTATAAAGTAGCTATTTTTACAAGGTTACTATTAGATAATACAATAGTAGTAATTAATAAAGATGAAATTGATGATAAGGTACAATTATTTGTAGATAAATTTATATTAGATTGTACTACTTATGCCTTATTTCACGATTGGGATGAGTCTTTACTTCTTAGGGATATATCTCATGAGACAAAGTATAATGATTGGAATGGAAATGCATTACGGAAAGAATTAGATTCTTTGTCACATCATTTAGCAATAAAAGAATTCAATGATGAAGATGAAAATTCTAAATTGGTTATTAAAAATATAGAATGTAATAATAATAATATAAAATCTGTTGTTAAATTATGTGATTGGTTAGCGATGGAGTTTTATTGTGAAGAAGAAATTTTGTTAGGAAATAAGAATTTTTTAAAGATATGTGATTATTGCGTTATGAACTTGAATAAGGCAGCATTAAAAGTAAATAATATGTTTAGTTCTCTTTTGTTAGGAGGAATTTGTATAAATTATAAGACATTAAATTATTTAATAAATTATAAATATAATAGTAATGAGTCAAAATAATTTAGAGAAAGAAGAGCTTTCTAAAAAAGTCTTAGAAGAGTTTTCTAATATAGAGCGTAATGAACCAGATATGGCAAAGGCTATATCTATGTTGATAAAGCATATTAATGGAACATATTCTGATAAATATGCAAGGGGAATATCAAAGGGAGTTGATACAAAAGCAATGCTTTATGATAAAGAAGGAGGGAAATTTGTAAATACTTATCAAATAGCGAGATATCTTCAAAGATATATAACTTCTGGTAAGCCTAAAAGTTATTTAACAATAGATTTGTTTAAGATGTGTCATTATGCGATGTTTGAAGTAGTAAGAAGGATTAAATGCGGAGAAATAGATATTCATGAACCAAAATCATAAATTATGTCGGTTAAAAAAATAAGCATTGGAGATAATATTTATAGATTATCATATGAAGAATTTGATAATATAAATATTGATGATCTTTTAAAAATTGATTATTCAAACATAATAGGAGAATTAATAACCTTTCCTATCATAGTTAATCGATTTGGATTGCTTTTAGCGGATGCTGAAAGTCAAGTTTCAGAACTTAAATTAAATATTGATGTATATGAAGCAAAAATAAAGGAGAAGATTAGATTAAAGTTGACAGAACAGAACAAAGGAAAGAATCCTACTGTAGATGCCTTATCATCAGCGGTATTACAAGATAGGGGATTTCAAGCTCTTAGAAAGAGATTAATAGAGGTTCAAAAGATAAGAGATTATATGAATAGTGTATTTTGGTCGGCTAAAGATAAATCTGAAAAATTAAATAAGTTGTCCTTAACTATTCAGAATAATGATGTACCTGATGATATATTAGAGGGAAAAATAAATAATATATTGATAAAGAAAGATAAAAAATTAATTGATTAAAATTTTTTAAAAATGAAAGATGTAAGTAATTTTAGAAGTCAATTTAAGGCAACTTCAATCAAAAGTTTAAAGAAATCAATTGACGAAGATGATTCTATGCTTGGTGCAAATTCTAATGACTATTTATCATTAGAAGATGGTAAGACTATAAAGATAAGAATCTTTCCGGCTCATCCTGGAGAAGATTCCTTCTATGTTCACAGAAAGGCTTATTGGTTAACCTTTAATGGTAGTGATGGTGGTACTTATCGTGGTCGAGTAAATGATAGTCGTGTTCATGGCGGTACTAAAATGGATATTGTCGATGAATATGTAAAATTTGCTAAGAAAAAATACGCAAATGATCAAGAAAAGATGGATGCTCTTGTTGGAACTGGAGTTAATAAAAATTCTTTGAATCCTCAATATAGTTGGTTATGTTATGCGGATAAGGTTCATCAAGATGAACCATTAAAGGCTAAATTGTGGGAATTTAAAAAGATGGTTCGGGATGGCATGAATAAGTTAACCTTTAATGAAGATGAGGATGATGTTATTACTACTGATCCATTTACCGACCCTGATGAAGGATTGCCAATATTGGTAAAATATATGAAAAATCCTAATAAAAAGAAGGGAGAGAATTATTATGAAGTATCATTTGCCAAAAAGCCTATTCCACGTCCTTTAACTGATAAAGAGCTTGAAGAATTTATTGATCAGAAACCTCTTACTGAGATCATAGGAAAGTATGGAATAAAAGATTTTACTCATGCATTAGAGGGATTGCAGAATTTTGATGAAGAAAATGACATGGGACTTTTTGATGATGATACTTGGTTAGAAAAGGTAGAGGATGTTAAGGCTCAATATGATTCTGATGATTCCGAAGAAAAGAAATCTTCTAAAAAACATTCTGTTAAAAAAGCAGAAAAAGAAGAGGAAGAGGATTCTAAGGAAGATGAGGAGGAAGATACTTCTAAGGATTCAGAAGAGGAAGAGGAAGAGGATTCTAAAGAAACAGATAAATTTGATGATATGGATAGAACAGAATTAAAACATTATATCCATATGAAAAATTTAGATGTTCATGTAAAGAAATCTATGACAGATGATGATATTCGTGATAAGATAAGAGAAGTAACAGATTCTAAAAATGAAGAAGATCCTGAAGACGAGGAAGAGGAAGAAAATGATTATTCTGAAGAGAAAAGTGGAGGAAAATTAACATTGGAACAAATTCGTAAAAAGTTAAAAAATAATTAATTTTAACTTGGAATCTATAGGAATTTTTTTCTTATAGATTCCTTTTTATTTTAAAAAATGAGTATAATAGATAATATTGTAAAAAAATTTAATAATGAAGACGTTATTAAATTTTCAGATAAGGATGGATTTAAGGAAGTTAATAGTTGGGCTTATACAGGAAGTCCAACTTTAGATTATAATCTTCATACCTTTGGATTGCCGACAGGTATTATTGAAATAGCAGGCAAAAGTCGTAGTGGAAAAACAACGCTAGGACTAATGTCTATGAAATATTTCATGAAAGAAAATAAAGATAATGGTATCCCGGTAATATTGTCTAGTGAAAATCGAGATAACAAGGATTATGCCTTACAGTTGGGACTAGATGTAAATAAGATAATTATTATCAGAATAAGATATGTTGAGAAAATGTTTATGATGGTTAAGAATTTATTAACAGAAACAGATGAATTATTTGCCGATAAACATTTAGGAAAGCCCAAGTTTTTCTTTTTATGGGATTCAATAGGGGCTACTCTTAGCAAATCGGAATTAGATACGATGGAAGAAAATACAGAAATTCTTTCTAAGAAGTTTGATAATGGTACAGATATTTCTGATTTAAAACATGAAAAAGTTGGAGCTTTTGCAAAATCAGCAAAGATGTTTGCAAAATTTATGATGGGAGAAATGTATACTCGTGATATACATTTTATAATGCTTAATCACCAATATGAGACTATTGGTGGATTTGGTCCATCTGTGAGGAAAAGTACGGGAGGAGAATGGGTAGAACTCTTGCCCTGTTTAAGATTATCTATGAGATTGAAAGGATATGAAAAAGTAGATGATGAAGAAGTCTCACAGTTAACAGAGGTAAAAGTAGTTAAGAATGATTTTGGTAGTCGTATAAAAACTACTATTAGGATTTTGTTAGGTTATGGTATAATTTTATCTGATGAGGATATAGAATATGCTGTTAAGAAAGGAATTTTACAAAAAGAAGGAGCTCGTAAGATAACCTTTCTTAATGGGAAAATTAGTTGGAAAAGTCCGAGAGAATTATTTGCTTTGTATAAGAAACATAATAAATATCTAGATGTTTTGAATATAAAGATAAAGAATTCTAGACAAAAGGATCTTTTAGATTTAAAGAATTCATATTTAGATGAAGACGAAGATGAAGAATAATAAACAAAATAGACCTATTGCTTTATTAGTCAATGATATACATTTAAATAAAGATAATGGAGAACTTGTAAGAGATATTTTTCATCAGATTGAGAACATATGCGAAGAATATGATATAAGTAATATTCTTATCGGTGGAGATATTTTTACGAGTAGGAGCGGTCAACCTTTAGATTGTCTAATTACTTGGAATGATATAGTAAAAGAATGTTTTAGTAAAAAATTAGAATTATTTTTAATTCCTGGCAATCATGATAAAACGAATGAAGATGATTATTCAAGCTATTTAGATGTATATTCCAATTCTAATATACATTTATACAGAAAGGCGGGATTGAAGATAATAAATAAAGATCTAGTAATTTGTTTTATTCCATTCTTTAATGATGAAAAGTGGATGAAAGAATATAGTGAGTTATTAGGTTTAATTAGTTCTTGTGAATGTGAAGGAGATATAAATTCAGATGCTAAATTAATACTAATAACTCATTCTGGATTTGACGGAGTTATGAATAATGATGGTAGTAAGGTTAAATCCATTATTAAGCCGAGTTTGTTCAAAGATTTTAATAAAGTATTAATAGGACATTATCATAACGCTAGTAAGATTGCTAATAATATAATCTATACCGGTTCAGCTTATCAGAATAATTTTGGAGAGACAATAACAGATAAGGGATTTACTATAATATATAATGATGCTTCAATAAAGCATATTTCTTCAAAGTTTCCGAAGTATATAAAGGAAAAAGTAAATGTTTCAGATTCAGAAAGTATAAGGAATATAATTGAAAAATATGAGGGGGAGAAATATGATCATATTAGAATTGTATTTCAAGGAAAGAAAGTAGATGCCGATAAGATAAATGTTTCAGAATTGTCTAAGAAGGGACTAGACTGTAGATTTGAAAGTGTTGAAGAGGATGATGCGGTAGATAACGCTTTATCAAAAGATGCACTTTGTTATGATAAAAAATCTCTTTTTAAAGATTTTATTCGATTTTGTGCATCTCAAAAGATAGGAGGGGAAAAGATGAGATATGGTGTTAACTTAATAAAAAATCTGTAAAATGTGGAATCCCATAAGAATAAAATTTCAAAATTTGTTTGCTCATATTGATAGTGAGTATGAATTTAATAATGGAATTTGTACGGTGGTGTCTGGTGTTAACAAAGATGCTGCCGATAGTAATAATAATGGTGCTGGGAAAACAACTATATTTGAAGCCATTGCAATAGCTCTTACCAATAAACCATTGAGGGACGAAGTTGATAAAGAGTCTTTTATAAATGATAATGCTGAGTCGTGTTATATAGAATTTGAATTGGAAAATCCTGTCTTAAAAGAATCTTTAAAGATTGAAAGAAAATTCTTTAGAGGAAATCATAGTGCAAAGGTTGCTATATTTGAAAATGGAGAACAAAATAAACAGGTTACTTCTGTTAATGAAGCTAATAAACGAATCTTTGATCTGATAGGAATAGGTAGAGAAGATTTGTTAAGATATTTCATTATATCACAGGATAATAATTATACATTTTTTACTGCTGGAGATGTTGAGAAAAAAGAAGTATTAAATAGAATTACGAGTGCAGATATGATAAATCCTGTGCTAAGTAATTTGAGTGAGAAACAAAAAGATTTGTGTTCTGTATCACTAGAATTAAATGCTAAACTTTCTTCTTCTCAAGAAAAGTTGGACTTTTTTAAAGAACAAAAAATTCAAACAAAAGTTTTAAGTGACGAAGAAGCAATAAGGGATTTGAATGATAATATTAATAATAAAAAAAATGAAATTGCTAATAATAATGAAAAGAAGAATGAATTAAATTCAAATTTGTCTGATATAAAAGACCAGATAAAAGATTTGAATTCAAAAATTAAAGACGATAACGTATTAAGGAATAATAAGAAGGAATTAGAAGAGAAAGAAGAGAAATTATCTAAAATATTTGATGAGAATAAATCTGTTCTTCGAGAAATTAAATCGGCACTAGATAGTACAGTTGAATGTCCTAATTGTGGGCATAAATTTATGTTAGACAATAATTTAAATTTGTCTAAGAAAGAAGCAGAAGAAGCAAAAAAAGCGGCAGAACAAGAAAATAAAGATATATCTAAAAAGATAAAATCAATAGATTTACAATTGAATGAAATAAAAAAGAATATAAGATTAAATGATAGGAGAAAGGAAGATTTAGATTCATTAGATTTTAAGCAAAAAAGCATAAAAGATAAAATATCTAGTATTGATTATTATATTAAAAGTTGTGAGTCGTCAATTGAAAAGTTTAAGAATAAGATA